GTGAAGTTGAAAAAGAAAGAGAAGCACTGGCATTTGTAGGTGACAATAGTAGAACAAGACAAATACCATGGTATCAAAATTGGCAGGCGTATTTAGATTACAATAAAGAAACAGAAGAGTATGCGAAGTCTAAGATGTTATTAGACTTTTTCATAACAGCAAAATTAGATGTTAAAGATGCAGATTTTAATTTAGATTATAAAAATCTTTTAAATGTTAAAGAGAGTTGGTGTAAAAATCTAATTAATAATTCTCAACCGAATGCAAAACCTACACAGAAAAAAAATTCAAAATCACATTATGATTTCTTTGGCACCGAGAGTGCCTTGAAAGCTGTATCATTATGGCGTTCAGTTCACGGTGATGCCATGATTTTAACAGATGAGTTTGATGCATTAAGTAGATTCTTTGAAAAAATAAAAAGATATGACTTATTTGATATGAAAATAACCGATAGTAGTTTCAAAAAAGCATATAAAAAGTTTTATAGTAAAAAAAGAAATGCAGGTGATCTTGCGAGAGTTAGTAAGAAATTATCATCAGATAAATTACAAACATTAGATTATGATATAGTAAAAAGATTGAAGTTGCATAACAGTCAATCTGAATTAAACAAATTGAGGAAAGAATGGAATCCGTCTTCATAGGTTCTAAAAGAATTAAAACTAGAGAAAAATTGTTAGAAGCAATTTGCGAAAACAATTTACTAGAGGTAATTCAAGGTTCTAAAAAAAGATCATCTAAAAACAATTCTGGTTTTTATGGTAATCTTATAGACTTTTATTTCGCACCATCATCTGGAACTAAACAAGGTGGTGATTTTCAATTTGTATTTGGCGGTCATGATTTAAAATCATCTCACTTAGATAGTTTGTCAGTTGTAGATATATGTAGTTGCACTAAGAAAAAATCTATGGAAGAAGCAATAAAAGAAGCAATCGATAAAGTAAGAGATGGTTTGACACTTACAATATACGATGTAGAAACAAAAGAAGAGAATAATATTGCAACACATTCTGGTGAATCAATAATAGAGAATAGAGAATATATTAGAATTTATGAGGTTAGACAATACATTAAAATTGTAGAAGATGAGTTTAAGAGATATGCTAGAGTTAAAAGTAAGAATAAAGATAACTGGAAAGTTGAGATACTAAAATCAAAATTACCTTTAGTATATGAAAAAGAAATTGTAAAAGTGCTTGACAATGACTAGCACTTTTTAGTACCATACTAACTGATGAGAAAATTTACTATTAATAAGGAGACTATATGAGTAAATGGAGTTATAATCCTGCCGAAAGTATCGAAGTGGACGGCAAAAAATTCCACATGACACCAGATAGAGTTGAGTTTCTATCTGTTCTAACGAGTAAATATCCTAATGAGACATCTTTTACAAAAGAGATGATTGATGAAACAGGATATTTTCCATATTGGTTGAAATCTACAAGATACAACTTTAAACAAGGTGCTATCTTTAATCTTCAACCGTTATTAGCAGTTGACAATACACAGACACAACCAAAACCTGTGCCTGTTCCTGTTGCACCTGCGCCTGCTGTTTCAAACATGCCAGTTGCGGCTCAAACACAGGCAGTCAATCTGATTGACGACAATGTAAAAATTGTTCCTGAGAAGATGTCAAACTATGTGCCTTTTGGTCATTTCAAAGATGTGAAAGGTATTATCAAGTCTAAGATATTCTTTCCTGTTTTCGTGACAGGTCTTTCAGGTAATGGTAAAACATTGATGATTGAACAAGTATGTGCTCAATTGAAGAGAGAACTTTACAGAGTTAATATTACAATTGAGACCGATGAAGATGATCTAATGGGTGGTCACACTCTACAAAATGGTAACATTATCTTTAGAGAGGGTCCTGTTATCAAGGCGATGAGAAAAGGCGCCGTTCTTCTTCTAGATGAGGTCGATCTAGGTTCTAACAAACTTATGTGTTTACAATCAGTTCTTGAAGGCAAAGGTTACTTAATCAAAAAAACTGGTGAGTGGGTCAAACCTGCTGATGGTTTTACAATTCTTGCGACTGCGAATACAAAAGGTCAAGGTTCAGAAGATGGTAAGTTCATAGGGACTCAAATCATGAACGAGGCGATGTTAGAAAGATTTGCGATTACAATGCAACAAGAATATCCACCTGTGACTACTGAGAGAAGTATTCTCAAAAAAGAAATGGCGTTGACAGGTCCTGTTGATGAAGAGTTCTGCACCAAACTTGTTGATTGGGCAGACATAATCAGAAAAACTTATTACGAGGGTGCGATTGATGATGTGATTACAACAAGAAGACTTGTTCACATTGTGAATGCATACAGAATGTTTGGTGACAAACTAAAGTCAATAACAATGTGTATTTCAAGATTCGATGAAGAAACAAGAAATGCAGTTCTTGACCTTTACACCAAAGTTGATGAGGGTGTCGACTTAAACGAAGACGAAAACTCACTAGACGAATCAGAGAATTCAGAGTATAATGAATCCGATGAGTAATAAAATCGACTACAAATATGACGAAGACAAACTCCTCAAGGAGTTTGCTTCGTATATTGACAATACTTACGATCAACATTATTCACTCAACAAATATCAATCGACCGAGTTTATTATTGACTCAGGTCATGGAGAAGGATTTTGTATCGGCAATATTATGAAATATGCACAACGATACGGAAAGAAAGGTGGCAAGAATAGAGCAGACTTGTTAAAAGTTTTGCACTATGCCTTGTTTATGTTATATGTTCACGACAGAGGAGACTTATGAAAATTAGTGAAGAAACCAGAAGTATCTTAAAGAACTTCGCAACGATTAATTCGGGTATCAAAGTCGGCGCTGGCAATCAGTTGCAGACAATCTCGAATATGAAAAATATCTTGGCGACAGCAAATGTTCCTGAAACATTTAGTCAAGAGTTTAGTATATACAACTTAGTTGAATTTTTGGGTGCAGTATCACTGTTAGATAATCCAGATTTCAACTTCAACGATAATTCATTATCAATATCTGATACAGATACATCAATGACTTACTTCTATGCAAGTGAGGGTATGGTGACATCGCCAGATAAAATGATTACAATGCCTGATGCAGAGATTAAGATTGATCTATCATCAACATTGTTAAATGAATTACAGAAAGCTGCTAGTGTATTAGGTGTAAATGATTTGATTTTAGAATCAGATGGTACCAATATCAAACTTGTAGTGACTGATAAAAAGAATACAACTTCAAATACATTCTCTAGAATAGTAGGCGAAGGAAATGGTGTGAGTTTCACCATGAATTTTAAAATTGAGAACTTGAAGATATTAGACGGCAACTATGAAGTCTTTGTATCATCAAAAGGCATATCTAACTTTAAAAATAAAGATGTTGACTTAGAGTATTTTATTGCACTAGAGCCTGATTCAAAATATAATGTGTAACATATATAAGGATATTAGTGTGATAGAAGTGCCAGTCTCCGCTTCAATCATGGGAGTATTAGAAACTCATCATCTTTGGTCTAATACACGAACGAACGGTGGGGTTTGTTCATCATGAGTAA